CTCTTCCAGCCGGTCGGCGGTGTCCAGGAGGCCACCGTCCCCAGCGGCGCGGTGAACATCGCGGCCGAGGCCGGCAACCTGATCGGCGTCCAGGTGATGCTGCCCGACGGGCGGCACCTGTTCGTCCAGGCGTCCAACCTGGCCGGCATCATCGACGCGCCGGCCGAGCCGGCTAAGCCAGCCGGCTCGCGGGCCAAGACCGCAGCGGCGGCCAAGCAGCCCGATTAGCAGGGCATGACCACACCAGGCGGCGGGCAGGGCTCGTACACGGCCAGCGTGCAGCCGCCTGGCGGCATGGGCGTCACCACCCAGGGCTACGGCCAGGAGGGTTACTCCCTTGTCCCGGAGGAGCCGCTGGTCAGGCCGCCGGACGAGGCACTCGATTTCGTCGTAGGCGTCCCGTACTACCTGCCGTTCGCCACCCCGTACCGGGACAGCTGGGAAGTCTTCCGCGACGACCCGATCTCGATCCGCCAGCTGATCACCATGCGACGGCGCGACGGCCAGGCCCGCGCGCTGTACCGGCTGCTGACCAAGCCGCTGCTGAGCGCCATGAAGAACGCGGACGTGGTGCCGGCCGAGGGCATCGAGGGCGGCATCGAGGAAGCCCAGTTCTGCAAGGACCTGCTGTTCGCCCCGCGGGCCCAGGGGGGCATGACCCACAGCTTCGACCGCTTCGTCAAGCAGATGCTGCTGGCCCTGTTCAACGGCTACACCGCCTGGGAGATGGTCTACTGGCAGCCTAAGACGGGCCCCAACAAGGGCAAGTGGACGCTGCGGAAGCTGGACTGGCGCCCGAGCGAGACGCTGACCTTCCTGCTCGACGGCCAGGGCGAGTTCAACGGCTTCCGCCAGCGCACCTTTTTCCAGGGGCGCACGATTGACGTAAAGATCCCGAAGGAAACGGCGATCTATTACGCGCACGAAGAGGCCGAAAGGCCCTTTTACGGCGTATCGATGTTCGAGTCTGCCTTTTACCACTATGACAAGAAAGAAAAGCTGTACTACATCGCGCACCTGGCTGCGCAAAGGGCGGCCGTCGGCCTGCGGGTCGGCACGATGGTGCCCAACGCCCCGGCTGAGGACAAGAACAACTTCGTGCGGGCGCTCGCCCAGCTCGGCCTGGCCCAGTACATCGCGCTGCCGACCGCCGACTGGACGGTGCAGACGCTCAACGAGGCCGCGGGGCGGTTCGACTTCCTGGGCCTGATCAACCACCACAACAGCCAGATGTCCAAGTCGGTGCTCGCGCAGTGGTTCGACAACGAGCAGGGCGGCGGTTCGGGCGACTCCACCCTGGTGGACTTCGGGAAACAAGACGATGTGACGTTCTTTCTGATGCTGGAGGGCATCCTGGAGGAGATGGCCCAGGTCATCAACGAGTTCATCTTCCCGAGGTTCGTTGACTGGAACTACGGCAGCGGCAAGTACCCGACGTTCAAGTGGGGGCCGCTGACCGAGGAGGCCAAGGCCGCTATCCAGGACACGTTCGACAAGCTGGCCACGGCTGGCCCGCAGGCGAACGTCACGCCCGAGTTCATGCTCGCGCTGGAGCAGCGCCAGGCCGGCAACTTCGGCTTCAAGATCGACTACGACAAGATCCAGCGGCAGCGCGAGCAGCAGCAGAAGCTGATGCAGCAGCAGATGGCCCAGGCGGCCCAGGGCGGTCCCGGCGGGCCCGGTGGCCCAGGCGGGCCGGGCCAGCCGCCCAACGTGCAGGGCGCGGGCCAGCCGCCGGGCCCCGGCATGCCGCCCGCCCCGTTCCCGCCGCGCGGCTTCCTGCCGCCGGGCAGCGGTACTGGCACGTCCCTGCCGTCCGGCGTAAGTTCGGGTATGAGCGCCGGCCCTAGAAGCCTTGGAGGCGGGTCATGAGCGCACATGAGGCACTGATCTCCCTAGCCCAGGACCTGGTGACCGAGATGGCTGCCGGGCTCGCCGTCGAGCTGGCCGGCCAGCCTGGCGGCCAGGGGTTCTCCCCGTCCCCGCCGCCGGCCATGGCCACGCAGCTGCGCAACCCGGTGGCGAAGGGCCCGGCGGCGGTGCACCCGCAGCTGGGCAGTTACCTGGCCCGCCTGCCGGGCGACGCCATCTCCGGGCACGCTTACCAGCACCTCGGGATGCACGCGCCCGGCACGTAGTAGCCTGGGCCTGTTTGGGATTTGCTGGGCTCCGGCCAACAGGGCAGGCGGTGTGGCCGCCTGTCCTGCGGCGTTCCCGCCGATTGCGCGGCCGTGGCCATGATCCAGCAGGAAGCGCCCGGCGCGGGCCTGGAGATCCTCCGCAGCCTGATCAGCCGGCTGACCTACATGCAGGGCTGGGAGTTCGTGCTGCGCGAGGGCATGAACCGCGGCCAGGGCAGCAAGGGCGACACGCTGGTCATCTACGTGACCGTGCTGGACAGCACCGACCCCGAGCGCGAGGACGTCATCCAGGTCGGGCACTACTTCCCGGTCCCGCCGGCCGCCTACAACGAGCGGTCGTGGCGGCGCTGGGTGTTCGAGCAGGTGCTGCTGGTCGAGCGGCACGAGGCGATGGAGTTCTTCCAGGTTGACGGCAAGCCCGTCTACCCGCCCGCGCACGGCCCCGGCAACGACCCGTACATGGTGCTGGAGTTCGGCCGGGTCGAGGACGCCGAGACGACCGCGCTGGGCGTGCGCCTTGAGGGGACGCAGCCGCAGCTGCGCGACCTGGTGTAGCCGGTGGCGGAGTTCGGCCCGCAGCTCGGGGCCGCCGTCCGCCAGGCGGTAGCCGAGGCAGCGGGCTACCTGGCCCAGGTCACCGGCACCAACCCGAAGGGCTCGGCGGACGCCCTGCTCGCCCGGCCCGACACCGACGCGGTGCTGCGCCAGGCCCTGGATACCGCCCGCCAGGCCGCCGAGGAGGCCGTCCGGCGCCAGTGGGAGGCCTCCGGCGCCGCGGAGGGCCACGAGACGCTGGCTCACCTGCTGGCCGACGTCGACCGGATCTTCGGCAGCCTGGCTCACCTGCACGGCATCGTGCGCCACGCCCACGCGTCGGTGCCGCAGCGGCACTTTGCCCGCGGCGTCTCCCCGCCGGGCAGCAACCCGCAGATGGAGGCGGCGGGCCAGCGGGCGAATGCTGTGCAAACGGCCCTGCTGAACTGGGGGCGCCAGGCCGCGCTGCGCGCGGTGCTCGCCGAGCGGATGGCCGAGGGCGGCGGCCGTACCGCGGCTGCCCTGGCCCAGGCGCTGGACCGGGAGGCCCGCGGCGAGCTGCTGCTCAAGCGCTGGACCGCCGACGTGAACAGCCCGACTTGCTGCCTGTGGTGCCGCCGCCTGCACGGCGTGACGATCGGGCTGCGCGAGTCGTTCACCCCGTACCTGGGCGGCCCGGTGGCGATGCCGCACTCGCGGGCGAGGAAGGTGGCCACGCGGGCCGGAGAGCGACGCTACGGGCTTCCCGTCGGCGCGCCGATCATCTACACCCAGCCGCCGCGGCCGTACCGGGGCAGGCTCCAGGGCCCGTTGCTGCACCCCCGCTGCCGGTGCCGGCTGGAGATCATCCGCACGGGCGATCCTGCGGTAACCTCTCCGGAGACCGGAGGCGGGGCCGGGGAGCACGCGCCGTTCATTTCTGCCGATGACATCCGCGACATGCCGGAGCAGGACTACCAGGCTGACCTCGCGTTCGTGCAGGCAGCCGTGCTCGAACTAAACCAGGTACTCAAGAGGCTGGCAGGGGGCGGTGGCTGACGTCACACGGTGGTGGCACGCGGACTCCTCGGTCCCTTACGCCCTGGCTGCCATCGCGCTGTTCGAGCACTCGCGGCTGACCCGCGACAGGTTCGAGTTCGGGCCGCTGTCCACCGAGGCGATGCGCGACGGCGGGCTGTCGGTCTCCGGCAGCGAGGACGCTGTGGACCGCGCGGCCCGCGTGCTGGAGGGCATCCCCGGCCTGGCGGAGTACAAGCCCGATTAAGCCGGCGTGGACGACTGGGTGATCCGCGCGGACGACGGCGACGTGGCCCTGGCCACCGTGCCGGTCAAGAGCTACGAGCGCACGTCGCCGTCCGGCCGTCCTGAGCTGGTGCACAACTACCAGCGGACGTCCTGGTGGATTCCGCACCCGGACTGGATGAAGGGCGAGCAGCGCTGGATCACCGCCGGCGAGGCCGCCTGGCGCGAGCGCGGCGCGGCGGCGAGGGCGAAGGACGAGGCCGCGGACGAGGCAGCTGAGAAGAGCGGCCAGCACGCGGTCTCCCGCCAGGGCACCTCGCCTGCCCGCGAGGGCGGCGCGGGTGCCGCGCATGGCGTCGTGGGCCAGGGCACCGAGTGGGAGCGCCCGGTGCACGGCTACGAGCGGCCCGACCCCGAGCGGCTGGTGAACCCCAAGCCCAGGAAGGGGCAGTACGCCCGCCCGGAGGAGCACCCGTTCTTCAAGCAGGTCCCGGTCTCGAAGGACAACATCAAGGGCGCGTTCAAGGAGGCCACGCCGTCGGAGAAGTACCAGGGGCGGCGCTGGTACCCCGACGCGCACCGCCTCGCCTGGGCGCTGGGCGGCGGGGACGCGCAGCTCGGCGCGCTGATGCTGTCGGCCTACTCCCCGCGCTCGGGCTGGCCGGTCAACATGTTCAACGCAGCGCGCTCGCTGGCCCGCGGCAAGGCAATCGGGCCCGGCGAGGGCCTGGTGATGGGCCTGCACCAGAACTACGGCGAGAAGATCCTCAACGGCGAGCGCGACGTGGACAAGGCGCTGCCGAGCCCGAAAACCAATGCCTTCGCCCGGCTGATCGCGGCCGGCATCGACCACCCGGACGACCCGCTGGGCCAGGTGGTGGTCGACGCGCACGCCATGTCGGTAGCCGCCGGGCACCGGCTGACCAAGGAAGAGGGCGACCTCCTCCCGATCGACAAGCAGCAGTTCTACGGGTACGTGGCCGACCAGTACCGCGAGGCCGCCGCGGACATCTCCGAGGAGACCGGCCAGGAGATCTCCCCGTCCGAGCTGCAGGCGATCACCTGGCTGGTGCAGCAGCGGCGGAACACCGAGGCCGACACGCTGGCCGCCGAGCAGGGTGACCGGGGTGCCAAGGGCCGGCTGGCACTCGGGAAGTCGATGGGCCAGCAGTGGCGCAACTGGGAGCAGTACGCCCGTGAGCACGGCCACGGTACCCAGCTGGGCACCACGGCCATGGCGCCGACGCCCATCACCGCGGCTGAGGCGCGCGGCGATTCCCGGCCGGTGTCGGCCGCGGAGTTCCACCAGGTCGCTACCCGCGGCCGTGACCTGCTGAACAGCTCCGAGTCTTCCACCAGCCCGATCAGCGGCCTGGCCGGCAACTTTGACAGCCTGAAGTCGCAGGCCTGGGACGCGGTGCAGCAGCCCTGGGGCGGCATGACCGTTGACGCACACACCGGCGAGGCGCTGGCGTCCGACGCCGACAAGTACGCGCTGAGCGTCAAGCCGCCAGGCATGTCCACCATCTCGGTCCCCGAGGGAGGCACCCAGAAGCAGTTCGACGCGGCGATGAACGAGGCGCTGGTCAAGTTCCGCGCCGTGCTGGAGCAGCAGGGCTACTACCTGGGCATCTTCCACGACGACGAGAACCACCGGATCGACATCGATCCGGTGATGGTGGTGGACAACAGGCAGGACGCGGAGGCGATCGGCGCCTACACCCACAACATCGGGGGCGCTTACCACTTCGCTAGCGGGGACGGCTTCTGGCCGCCGCATATCCAGGAGGGTTAGCCCTGCCCGAACTTGTCGAACTCGCCGTTCTTCACCCCGCCGATGAACGCCTGCCACTCGTCAGGCGTGAAGTACAGGTGGGCGGCCTGCGGGATCTTGCTGTTGCGGACGGCCACCCTGCCGCCCGGCAGTCCTGTGACTTCGACGCAGTTGCCGTTAGGACCGCTGAGAGAACTCTTGACCCATTCAATGCCTGGCACGCGGACTCCTGCCGTAGAACTTGCACGGGACGTTGCAACGTGCACCATCCTGCCTTAACTGCTAGACTCAAGTCAAGCGAGGAGACTATGGCTGACAGGACGTTCAAGGGACCAGGGCACTGGCGCTCGCAGGCCGAGAAGGCGCGGGGCCTGGACGGCAACGTGTTCGCCGAGCTGGCCGAGATGCACCGCCGGCTCACGGACAAGGGCATGACCGAGGTCGCGGCCGAGGTGGCCAGGGCGATGGACAAGGCGAAGGACGGCTTCGTTGACGACGCCTCCGACATCCTGCGCCAGGCCGCGCAGAAGCTGACGGAGGCTCCAGCGCACGCTCACGGCCTGCGCGAGATCGCCGAGCGCACCGCGTCCGCCCGTCCGGGCACCACCACCTACGCCGACGAGGGCGAGCTGCCCGGCGGGCTGGGCGAGCCGCTGTAGCCTGCCGCTCCGATTAGGGGGGCATGGCCGATGACCTGCGCTACATCATCCCGGCGGCGGGCGGGGACACCTTCGCGCCGCTCGCTGATGTCCCGGTAGCCCTCTCGCGGTCGCCGCGCGTCCAGGGGAAGCTGTTCGAGAAGCACATCCTGACCAAGGGCGTGCTGTACCACCCCAAGACCGGCGACAAGATCAACATCGATGACGCCTTCGTGGCCGCGATGCAGGACAACTTCGCCAAGGGGACCTGCCCCATCGTCCAGGTGCCGCTTGCCAATGACAAGAACGAGCACGTGGAGAACCCCGGCGCCAACCTGGGCGAGGTCGTCGGCATCCAGTCCCGCGGCGACAAGGTGTACGCGCTGATCGACGCGCGCCAGGACGCGGAGAAGTTCGGCAAGACCTACCTCGGGGCGAGCGCGTACCTGTCGACCAACTACACCGACACGCGCACCAACACCAAGGCCGGCCCGACGCTGCTGCACGTCGCGGTGACCAACCGCCCCTACGTCACGGACCTGGACGACTACACGGAAGTACTGGCCGCCTCCGCCGATAACACCGGCGAAGTCGTCGTACTCACCGTTGCGCCGGAGGAAACCGTGCCGCTTTCCAGGGAAGAGCTGCTCGCTCAGCTCAAGAAGGACCACGGCATCGACGTCGAGGCCCTGCAGCTGACTGCCGCTGCCCCGCCGCAGCCCGTGGTCGACACCGCCGCGCTCACCGGCGGCCTGGTCCAGGCGCTGAAGGACGGCGGCTTCGTCTCGCTGACCGCGGACGCCGGCCAGATCAGCCTTTCCGACATCACCGGCGCGGTCGTGGAGCTGGCCGGGACCAACCGCCAGCTGACCACCCGCGTGGGCCAGCTGGAGCGCCAGGCCGCGGAGACCGAGGTCGACGGCCTCATCTCCGCCGGGCGCCTGCTGCCCAAGTCGCGCGAGGTCGCCGTGGACATGGCGCTCACCAACCGCGACGGCCTGGACGCGATCACCGCTCCCGTCGACCGCCCGTACGTGGTTCTCTCCGCGCAGCAGGGCGTCCCCGGCGTGGACGGCGAGCAGAAGCACGCGGAAGACATCGACTCCGAGATCGCCCGCCTCACGGCGCAGCACTCGCACATGTTCACCCCGGACGGCACGACCCGGAAGTAACCGGGCTGACAAGCACGAGGAGCGCGGCAGATGCCAGCCAACGACTCTTTTGAGTTCGACTACCCGCCGGGGTACGTCAAGCCGACCCACGAGTACGGCGCCCCGTACGGCGACGAGTTCCACGCTGAGGCGGTCCAGGAACTCCTGCTCTCCTACGCCGGGTTCACCCAGCGCGGCGTGACCCTGGCGGCGGGGCAGGGGGTGCTGCCGACCGGCTGCATCATCGGCCGCCACACGGCGTCGGGCCGGTACTTCGCGTACAACGCCGCGGCCACCGACGGGCGGGCCATCCCCGTCGGCGTGCTGCGCGACGCGCGGGACACCGGCGGCGGCGGCTCGGCGAGCCTGAGTGCGTACAACGCCAACACCAACGGCGTGAACCCGGACGGCATCACGCTGGCCGGCAGCGCGGGCACCGGGCTGTTCCCGGCGAGCCCGGCGGGCAAGTCGGCGGCGGACGCGCTCGGCAACGTAGTTATCCGCGGCTTGCTCAACGGCAACGTCGTGTCGGGCACCGACACGACCAACGTGCTGCAGAACGGCGTCGGCTCCGGCGCCGGGCAGGCGCTGTCCCTGCTGGGCGCCCGGTACGTGCCGTTCGGCGGCGGGTCGACCGGCCCGCCCAACAACTTCCCCGGCGGCCCGATGGACGGCGTTCCGCCGACCGCGGCCGGCACCGTGCCGACCGGCATCGGGGTCAACGCCTTCATCTTCTAGCGCGCACCGCGTGATTATTGACGGCCCGCCGTCGTCAATGCTG